TGGGGTGCGATCGGCCAGCACGCCCACCATCGGGCCAGGCTCCTCGAAGCGCTCGCCACCCTCCTCCACGTCGACGCCGACACACTCACCAACGGCCTCTAACCCCCTCCCCGGAAAGGAACACCCAATGTACCCCAACGCCATGGACCCGATCACCTACAGTCGTGAGGACGCGCAGGACGTGCGATTCGTCCGCCTCTACGACGTCCGATGGGTCGCCACCTGGGGCCCCATCGGCCGCCGCCAGGTCCGCAAGCTCCGGCGCGACGGATGGGACCACGTCGGCTCCCTCCAGACCGGCCTTATCCGCCGCGAGCACTGCCTCCTCCGCGTCAGCACCGAGGGAGGCGACCAGTGAGCGACCGCTACCAGCCGAAGCCCGGCGACATCGTCGCCTACAAGGACACGCACGGCACCTGGCACACCGAGAAGGCCACCACCGATAGCGTCGAGGCCATCGCCTACTGCCCCGAGGTGATCCTCCTCGAGGCCGCCCCAGTGCCGCCCGCGCCGTGGCCCACCGCGCCGATGATCCTCGTCGTCGACGGGGAGCGCCGCCCCACCGGGCAGCCCGGCGACCTCACTGTCACCTCGCTCAGCGGGCAGATCCTCCTCCGTACCCCCGAGGGGCACTACCGGGGCGTCCGGTCCCGGCTCGTCAAGCAGTCCCGCGGCGACCAGATCAGGAAGTGGGTCAACCTCGCCGCCGTCGAAGACCGGGCACTCCGGGACCTCGCAGAGATCACCGTCAACGGGCCCCTCGCCGCCCTCGATGGCGCTATCAGCGACGTCCTAGCGTCCGCGGACATGGTCAAGGACGGGAGGTACCTCCGGTGAGAGTCACGCTGGACTGGAGTGTCCCGCAGTACTGCCGGGAGTGCGGGCGCCGCATGCGGGTCTCGGGGACGACGATCGCAGAATTTCCTGGCACCACCGCTCACTCGGGGCGGGGTCTCTGTCAGGCGTGCCGAGATGCCGCCTGGCGCGCTGAGATCCGCCGGGGCGACTGTGTACGCGTCAAGCCCAAGCGGCGCGGCGGTAACCCCACCGTCGCCGAACTCGCCGCGCAGGGCCACCCCTGCATCGAACCCGCCCCCATGCCATCCCGAACAAGGAGCTACCCGCTATGAGCCTGCGATTTGATGAGGCCCGTCACCGCTACAGCCTCGATGGCAAGCCTGTGACGGGGGTGACGACGATCATCGGGAAGGGGCTCCCGAAGCCTGGGCTCCCGTACTGGTCCGCGAAGGTGGTGGCCGAAGCCGCCGTCGACGAGGCAGTCACCCTCGCCGCGACCATCGGCGCGCAGGGTCGGGATGCGGTCGTGAACCGGCTTAAGCGCGCCCCATGGCAGGCCCGTGACCGGGCGGCCGTGCGCGGCACCAGGGTGCACGCCCTCGCCGAGCAGGTCGCCCTCGGAGAGGCCGTAGACGTCCCCACCAGCCTCGCCCCCTACGTCGAGGGGTACGTGGATTTCCTCGACGGGCACGACGTCGAGCCGATCCTCACCGAGGCCAGGCTGGCGAGCCGCGCCCACTGGTACGCGGGCACAGCCGACCTCGTCGCCCGCATGGGTGGGGAGACCTGGCTCCTCGACCTGAAGACCTCCAACAGTATCCACGGCTCCTACGCGCTCCAGTGCGCCGCCTACGCCCGCGCCGAGTTCCACCTCGACGCCGATGGCCAGGAGGTGCCCATGCCGCCCATCGACCGGATCGGGGCCATCCACGTCCAGCCCGACGGATGCCGCCTCGTCGAGTTCCCATCCGTCAACCACGCCTGGAGCGCCTTCCTCGCCGTCAAATCGGTCGCAGACCTGACCACCACCATCGACTCCTGGGGAGACCACAAATGACCGACCTCACCACCACACAGCCCGCGAGCGCAGACATCACGACCATGCCGCTGCCGACGCCCGCCGTCGTCGCCACAGGGGAGGCCAGCGCCGCCCAGGCCAGCCTTCGATCCTGGGCGCTCGCCATGGCCGACGCCCGCACCCTCGCACAAGCCCTCTGCCCAACCGGGTTCGCGCCCGCCCACCTGCGCGGCAACGTCGACGCCACCGCCGTGACCATCATGAAGGGCGCGGCCCTCGGCCTCGACCCCACCGCCGCCATGGAGAGCATCTACGTCATCTCCGGCAAGCCGGCCCTCTACGCCAGGACGATGCTCGCCGTCGTCCAGCAGGCCGGGCATGACGTCTGGGTCGACGACCAGTCCGACACGTCCGTCACCGTCTCCGGCCGCCGCAGAGGCTCCCAGCAGGTCCAGTCCTCCACCTGGACCATCGAGCGCGCCCGCCAGGCCGGGTACACCAGCAACAAGAAGTACACGAGCGAGCCGCAGGCCATGCTGCGCGCCAAAGCCACCGCCGAAGTCTGCCGCATGATCGCCGCAGACGCCCTCATGGGCCTCTCCTACAGCGCCGAGGAGGTCGAGCTAGACGGCCTCGGAGACGACCAGCCCACCGTCAAGGTCGCCCGCAAACGCAAGCCCAAGGCCGAGCCGGTCGAGGTGCCCTCCGCCGTCATCGACGACCTCCCCGAGGAGACGCAGCCGTGAACCTCCTCGAAGCCGCAGTGATGACGCTAGTGGTCATGCTCTTGGTGCTCTTGGGCCTCCTGTTCGTCTGCCTCGGGTACGCCGTGTGGATGCTGGCAATCCCAGTATGGGTGCGCGTACTCCTGGAAGTGGCGGTCATGTTCTTCGGGCTCTTCACCACCTTCGTGATGACCTCCCTCGCAGTGGAGGCGTTCTCGTCATGATCCAGGTCATCCCCTTCGATATGGCGTACGCATCGCTGTCCTGCGACTGGCCCGGCTGCACGGAGCGGCTCAGCCTCTCGCCGCGCCTCGCGGACCCAGATCGGGATTTCGTCGAGATGCGGGCGCTCAGGCTCCTCGCTGAGCGGCGTGGCTGGGACCTCGACGACGACCAGGCCGTCTGCCCCAACCACGCCACGGAGGCGTCGTGACCGTCCTCCTCATCACCATCCTCCTCATCACCCACACCTACCGGAAGGAACACCAATGACATGCCCGTTCACCGCGGATGCGGTGCGCTACACGCATGACGTCCGAGAATGGGGGATCACCACGTCCCCACTGGTGAGCGTCACCGTATGGCACGAATCGCTTGGCGCGCTGGGGCGCGCCATCCACCGGAGCATCGACTTCCGCCCCGGCGACGACAGCCCCGAGGCGCTGCACCTCCGCAAGATCATCAACGGCAAGGCCAAGGGCGCTCTCATTCGCGTTGTCACCGAGTCGACCCTGCTGCTGATCCACCTGGGCGTCGAGGACCCGGCGGCCGCGTTCGTCGCCGAGTATGAGCGGGCGGCGGCCAAGCATCCGGGCATGACCCTGGACGCGGACGGCCACACGGACGAGACGTGCTTCTACGCCCTCGCCGAGGAGGTGGGGGAGGTCGCCGCCAGCCTCACCTACGACAACGCCAAGGTCACCGGCCACGGGGCCGACACCATCGCCGAAGTCACCCAGGTCGGGGCTCTCGCCCTCGCCTGGCTCACCCGCTACCAGGACGGAGAAAACCGATGAGCACCGACGACAAGCGCGTCCAGGACTGCTTGGAGCAGATCAACAACCGCGTTGACAACTGGGCACGAGGAGGTGAGTACGGTCCCGGTGGATTCCCCAAGGACACCGCGCAGAAGGACGTCGCTTTCCTCCTCGCTCACATCGCCGAACTCGAAGCGGAGCAGAAGGAGACGCAGGTCCGCATAGCGGAGCTGGAGGTCTACGAGGAGCGGGAGATGATCGGCGACCCGGCCGGGCTGGGTGGTCCGAGTATCAGCGACTCGCTCAGGGATCGGAACGCGGCCAGGGCCGACGCCGAGAACGCCCGATGGGAACTCAGACAGGCAGAGTCTCGCATTCACGAACTCGAAATGGACATCCGATCCCACAAGCGCACATGCCCCATGTTCTAGTGACCGAAGGAGAAGACCAATGAGCGACAACCATGCAATCGCCACCAAGTTAGAGGAGTACCTAGATGCTGACTACTTTGCCGGGGCGATCAAAGATGTGCACGCACTCATCAACCACATCGCCTTCCTTGAGAAGCAAGTGGCCAGCCTGAAAGACACAATCGCCCGCATGCAGGAGGAGAAGATCGATGAGTAACAAGGCCACTATCCTCGACAAGCTGAGGAACTATGAATACGAGAAGCGCGGCTGCGGGGATGCGGTTGGCGACATCTACACGCTCATCCATCACATCGCCGCCCTCGAAGACGAGATTCATGCAGCAAGGGCTTTCACCCCGCGCGACATTGTTGGCGGAACGGCGTCGAGGGGCGCGACTGACGGGACGGTGGCTATCGACGCATACGGATGCGCCTGGGCCCGAGTTGACCCCGGCTGCTGGTTCCCGCTCCGGATCGACGCCGACAGTGAGGTGACCGAACTCCCCGAAGAGGGTGGCCCCTACGCCATCGTCTACACCCCGGGGGGGGCGAAATGATCCCTTGGGAGAGATTCGCGGCCGGAAACGGCGAGATAATCCCGATTCATCTGATTGATTTCGACGCGGATTTGATCTCGGAATATCTAGACCCGGCGTGTCCCGATTCGACATTGCCGCGCGAAAACACGACAATATAGCCGCTCCCCAGAAAGGAAAAGAGAATGGCTAACGAGACCGTAATCACCGTGTGCGGCGTTCTCGGTCAGGACCCGGAACTCCGGTTCACCCCGGCAGGGAAACCCGTAGCGAACCTCTCTATCGCCTCCACCCCGAGCCGCTACGACCGCAGCACCTCACAGTGGACTGACGGCACCACCATGTGGATGCGAGCCAGCGCATGGGGCGACCTGGCCGAGAACGTCGCCGAGTCCCTACGCAAGGGCATGTGGGTCATCGCTCAGGGTCGCCTAGGCCAGCGGGACTACACCACCCGCGAAGGCGAGAACCGCAGCGTCCTCCAGCTCGAGGTGGATCACATCGGCCCGGACCTGCGCCGCCAGCGCGCCCAGGTGACGAAACAGGCCCCCGCGAGCCAGCAGGGCGGCCTCGGCGGCCAGCAGCCCCCGCAGCCTGCCGCTTTCGGGTCGGGGAACGTCCCCACCCCGGCGCAGGACCCGTGGGGGACCGGGGGCGCCCAGCCCGGCGAGCCCCCTTTCTAATCGAGAGAGGAGGACACCATGGGAACAGTCAAGCGCGGCCTCATCGCCGCATGGCACTGGATCAGGTCGTGGGTCTGACGCCCCAATAACCAGGTGGCTGGCCCCATTGCTGGGCCGGGGCCAGCCACCACCCCC